GAGCGGCTCAACGGCGCGCGGCCCGCCTTCCGGAATCGTCAGCACGTCGGTTTTCTCGCCTCGCCATTCGTCGGCGTTCCCGGCCTTAATCCAGTCGATCGGCGTGCTGCTGTACGCGATCGTGACGTGCATGTCGTCGACGATATCGGCCAGCCCCTGAGATTCTGCCCATGCGCGAATTTCGGCCGCGTTCACGACGTCGCGGCGGACATACAGCGTGCGCGGCGCGGCGTCGGCGGTCGGAACGGAATTCGGGTCGATCGGGACCGGTGCGGCCACGACGATAGGTTCCGGCTCTTCCGGCATGTTGTCGGCTTCTTCCAGCGCCGCCTCGAAGCCCGGATACGTGCCGTCCTCGATCAGCTGGTTCTCGCGACCAGCGCGAAGCGCGTCGTCCGGCATGAGACCCTGAGCGACGTCGAGTGCCCAGGACTCGGCCTTGAGTTTTCCGATTTCGGCCTTTTCCTTGTCCGTCATCTGCCAGAGCGAGTTCCAGCGATAATGGATTTCGGACGGGCGCGAACCCAATGCCGACGCCACGATCACGTCATCGAGACGCGCCATCGCGGGCGTGAGTTTCATCGCCTGGTCGGATGCCACTCGGTCGTAATAGTTGCGGATGTCGCTATCGCCGGTCGACGACAGGCCGGCCGGCGATTGGCCAAGGAACCGGGTCGCGGGGATATCGGCCGCCGCCGTGGCGATCATGAGGTAAATCCGCACCATGTCGGGCAGGCCGGAGAAATTGACCTGCCGCTGCGTCCACTCCTCGTCCTTGTCGAGCATGAGCGTGTTGTTGATCGACTTCTGGACGTTCGCGAGCGTGAACCGCTCCGTGAGGCGGTCGCGGTATTCCTGCGTCGCGAGCGACATCATGAGTTCCGGCACGCGGATGATATCCACCTTCGCCTCATGCGCGAGCTGCGCGATGTTGGCGTTCATCGTGCCAGCCTGCATGATCGCGTCGTTCACGGCCTGCAACACGCTGTCGCCGAACCCATCTGCGGACAGTTCCGGGTCCGGCAGGTCCGCGCCATTGATCCGCACCACGCGCGACGGGTGGACCGTGACCACGCCCGCCGTGTCCGACGTCAGCGTGTAGTTCGCCGGCTCGCCNNGACGTTACGTCGCGGATGACCTGGCCCGCCGATATGCGGTTGCGGTTGAGCACGTGGATGTATTTCAGGCCGCCGCGCTTGACGGTCGACGGGTTGAGTTCGGTCGACGGATCATCGTTACCGACGCCGATGAAAATCCCCGCGCCGCCATAAAGGCGCGCGCGGACAAGCGCGTGCGCAAGTTTCTGCTGCACGCCGTGCCTGCGCTCCTCCGCCTCGATGTCCTCGATTTGCTTGTTCTCGGCCTGCCATGCGCGCCACTGCCGAGTCGCGTCGTATGCCGGGATGTCGATGACCTTGCGAGCGATCCAGTCGCCGCGATAGGCTGCGTCAAGCTGGTCCATCGCGATCGGCACGAAGTTGTACCGCGTCGCGATCGACTTGTCTTTCGACGTGCCTAGGCCGGTGACGAGGTTGAGCAGGCTGTCGAGCGCTTTGATCATCTGATGTTCGCCAGTGTGTAGGTTGAGCCTGTCACCATGAGTTCGGTCAGTGCCCAGACCATGGCATCAACCCGGTTCGGAGATCCATCGCCGATAAAACCATCTGGCGTCATCTGGCAGCACTCGTCTTCGAGCTTCGATAGGTCGCCAATATGGCTTACCTTGCCTTGTTCGTAAAGCGCGGCAACAGGTTCGGCGCGAACGGCCTTGCCGCGACTAGCATTCACGAGTTTCACCGGCACCGATCGATCGGCAGTTTTTATCGTGAACTCCACCATCGCGCCACCGAAATTCTTTTCAGCGACGATGCCGTTCGCCTTGAAATCATGATACGCCGTGACAGCCATCCGAGCCCATCCATTCGGTGACAGATTGCACGTGCGATCGGCGAACACATACGCCCGCCCGTCCTGCCCTTTGCCGGCCACCACGATCCCGATATCGTCCGCGTCTTCGGATTGTCCGTCGCTACCAGATGGATCGACGGCAACGACAACGCGCACCATCTGAGGCATGTCGCGCACGCGATGCCTGTCGAACATATCGCGCGTCCAGAGTGCGCCAGGCACGTCGTCCAGTATCTCGGCGAAAAGTTCCTGACGTCCAAGCCGCGTCCCTTCGTACCTGTCCCGGATTTTCGCAAGGAACTTTTCCGGCAGGTTCGACGCGTTGTCGAAAGTAGACCCGCGCGAAATGACCGTCGTTTTTTCGGCGATAATCGATTTCAAGACAGGGATCGGACGCGGCGTCGTCGTGACGAACACGCGCGGATCGTTGCCGCTGCGCATCGTGAATTGCAACATGTCCCAGGTTTCCTGCGCATATCGGTACTTCGCGAGTTCGTCGACCCATGCCGTGTCGAATTCAGGCCCGCGCAGCTGGTTTGGCTCCGTGCCGTTGTACCCTAGCGCGGTCGCGCCGTTAGGCCACACGAGTCGAACCGGCTTGTACCGCACGGATGGAGCCTGTCTCGGCGGATAGATCGACACGAGGCGCGCGACCATGACCTCCTCAAGGTCTTTCTGCGTTTCGGCAACGAGTGCGATCGTCCGCGCACCTGCCGCGACCCGCTCGCGAACCCATTGAGCGCCGGCCTCTGTCTTGCCGAACCCTCGCCCGGCAAGCGCCACCCATGTCAGCCAATCGCCATCGGGAGCAAGCTGGTTCGGCCTTGCCCAGAACCGCCAATCGTGTTGCAGGGCCATGACCTGCGCGTCGGTCAGGCTCGCGATGATGGCCGCACGTTCGGCGGCAGGTATCGCGGCCATGCGTTCGGCGAGTGACGGCATTTCGTCTAGACGCGGCGCGTAGGTTGGTCGCTGGTAGCCGCTCGGCCTTCCAGGCGTGCAAGGCGCTCCTCAAGGGCGGATCGCGCTCCTAGCGCTTCCCTGTCGATATTGACGACCACCGCGCCATCCTTGATCGCGCCCGTGTACCGCGCCAACTGGTCAAGCGCCTTGGACTTGTCCGCAAGCTTGAGCGTGAAGTTGCCCGCCTTGTCCCATGACCATCCGACGATTGCGCGGCGCGCGTTCTCGGGCAACTTCGCCAGATCCTCCGGCCCGTGGATGCCCATGCCCGCAAGATCAATCGGATCGTAGAACGCCATGCGGCGGATTTCCTCGATCACGTTCTCGGTCGTGACCTCGATCCGGCGGCTGTAATCCTCGCGCTTGGCGTCGATTGCCTTGCGCACGTTTGGATTTCTTAGGAACTCACAACCCGCCACGGCGAGATTTTCCGCAGTCGATCCGGCAGCGCCAGCCGCCCTCGATGCGTTGAAATCGACGAGGTACTCCTCGACAAATCGGGCTTGCAGGTCCGTGAGCTTATTCATGCGTAGGAATTTATGCCGGAACAGGGCGGAAGGCAAGCGCGTGACCGTGGTCACAGTCGGTCACAAACTCGGTCACAGCTATTTATATATATATTTCAATAGGATAGATATATATATAAGAGAGTGTGACCGTGTGACCGTGTTTTTACACCTATACGCATACGCGCCCGCCTGCACGCATGTGCCTGTGCCTGCATGTGCATGTGTGAGCCTGTCCCTTTTTTCGGTCACACCGTCACAAAACCGTCTACACGGTTTAATTTATGAACGATTTCAATTGGTTCAAAATGTGACTTAAAGCGTGACCGCAACGCCCGCTCCGTCACACATTCCTTGTGAACGGATTTCACATAAAATTGTTATTCCTAATCCGCCATGCCATTCTGATCGCCTGATTTGCGGGGAAACCATGACACCGAACGAATTTCGGCGCATCCGACGCGGCGTGCTGGACCTGACGCAGGAGCAGCTTGGCGAACGACTTGGCGTCACGCGCGAAACAATCGTTGCGATCGAAAAGAGCGACGCGGTTCGCCCCGTCTACGCGATGGCGCTGCGCCATCTTGCCGACAGCGTGAACCAACCGGCCGAATGATGACCACGCAGCCCGATATCGGCGAGGCACGCCGTTTTCTTGCCATGATCGCGCCGGATGGCGATGTCGTGTTCCAGACGTTCGATGATGACGACGACAGGAAAGACGCGGAACCGGAAATCTCGAAAAAACTGGCGTGGACAACACGTAAATTCGATGCGCTGGCGGACATGAATGCCAAGCGTGCGGGCGTATTTTTTGCGGTCAACAAGGTCGATGGGAACCGAAGAAAGGCCGAAAAGGTCGTCAGGGTTCGGACGCTGATGTCCGATTTCGATGGAACGTCACTTCCCGACTCGTGGGGGCTGGACCCGTCGATACTGGTGAACACGTCGCCTGGTAAATTCCACGCGTACTGGCTGGTGGAAGGGGATTTTCCTCGCGAGGAGTTCGCGGCGGCGCAGCGAGCGATAGCGGCGCATTTCGGCACAGATCCGAAGATTTGCGACCTGCCTCGCGTCATGAGACTGCCGGGGTTCTGGCATCATAAAGACGATCCGTATCAGGTTCGGATCGTCGATGCGACAGAGATCAGGTATTCTGTCGACACGTTGCGGGAATGGATTTCGCGGATATCGCCTGAACATGATCGCGAGATTGAAAGACCGAAAGCAGATCGACGATCGAGCCTGAACGGAAGTTCACACCCATGGGTAAAAGCGGCGGTCGAGAACGCGCTGGCCTCGATCGCGAACGCGCCGAAAGGGAACCGGAACAACACGCTGAATTCCGAGGCTTTCGGGATTTTCGGGCTGGTGAAGGCCGGCGCTGTTCCGGAAACTATCCGCGACGACATCGAGCGGACGGCGCTGGCGACGGGGATGACGAAGGCCGAAGTGAAGGCCACGATTGCGAGCGCATGGAACGACGCGCAGGCGCGGGAGATACCGGAGGCGTATTCTCGGAGGCGACAGGACGAGTTGCCGCCGCACGATCCAGAGACGGGCGAGGTGCGCGAGGACGCGCCGCCGAAAGAGCCGAAAGCGAAGAAAAAGCCCGCGCCTATATCGGTTCGGGACGCGCCGTTTCGGATGCTCGGGTATAACCGTGGCGTGTATTTTTATCTTCCGAAACGGGGCGGTCAGGTTGTCGAGTTGAAGGCGCACGAGCACACCGAGTTGCGGCTGTATGCGGTCGCGCCGATCACGTATTGGCAACAGGCGGTCGGCGCGACAGACGAGATGCCGACCGAAAAGCAGTGGAAGCAGATTGCGCACAGTCTGATCCAGAACCAACACGACGAAGGGATTTTCGAGGATACCCGCCTACGTGGGCGCGGTGCGTGGATGGATGGGCGAAGGACGATCGTTCACACCGGGAGCGAGGCGATCGTCGATGGCACGGCGTGCGCGCTGGACGACGTGAATTCCAGATTTATTTACGAGGCTGCGTCGCCGTGGGAATTTGGGTTCGGAGCGGCGGCCACGAATTCCGAGGCGCACCGTCTGCCGCAGGTCTGCGAACGGCTGACGTGGGAAGACAAACTGTCCGGCGCGTTGCTGGCGGGATGGTGCGTGATTGCGCCAGTGTGTGGGGCGCTGCCATGGCGACCGCATATCTGGATCACGGGGTCGAGCGGATCTGGGAAGACGACGGCGCAG